GATTTACCCCACGATAATCATCTACATCAAAAACCTCGAACGGTCCCTTCTCTATCGCAAGAGAAATACTGGCGTCGTAAGCCCCGTCCCTTAGTGTACCTAGAGCCTTTCCCATAAACTCAAGCATCTCTGGGCTTCCGTAGGGGTAGCCGAGAACCTCTGCTGTATTTGCAAGTCCGGTAACACCGAGGCCCATCCGTCTCTTGCTCTTTGCTTCCACCTCTTGCTCTGGCAGGGGATAGATAGCCCGGTCGATAACATTATCCATCGCCCGTACCACTGCTGGTATGTCATGTTTGAATTTCTCCCAGTTGAAGTCATAGTAATCTTCAGGTGCGTACTCAATGTACTTCGTTAGGTTGAAGCTACCTAAGAGGCACGCTCCGAAGGGGGGCAACGGCTGTTCGGCACATGGGTTAGTTGCAACGATATCCTCACAGTACCATAGGTTATTTTTTCTGTTGATGGTATCGAGAAACAAAACTCCCGGCTCTGCGTAGTCCCAAGTGGATCGCATGATTTCGTCCCATAGATTTCTGGCGCGAATAGTCTCGTAGACTCTTCCAGAAAATCGTAGATCGAACTCACTATCTTCCATGACCGCTCGCATGAACTCATCCGTCACTCCTACTGAGATGTTGAAGTTGGTTAGTCGTTTTTCGTCTCGTTTGCAGTGGATGAAGTGTCGAATGTCTGGGTGGTCCACCCGAAGAACAGCCATTTGAGCGCCCCTACGGTGGCCAGCACTAGAGATAACTGCACAACCAGCGTCGAACATATCCATAAAACCTTTAGGCCTATGTTCGTCTCCCACGGGACCACAACTATTGCTATCCACAGAAGCGATGTGTTCGCCAGCAGGACGGAGGGTACTAAAATCATAACCAATCCCACCACCGAGACGCATCGTCTGTAGACTCTCAGTAAAGCGGTTACAGATGCCCTCCATTGAATCTGGAATTGGACCACTAACAAAGCAATTGTAAGGGGTAGTAGAACGGGTAGCTCCCACCGCAACTTGGATACGACCCGCTGGCAGAAACCTTTGGTTGAGAAGAATCTCTCGGAAAGTTTGAAAGTGCCCCTCGTCATCCTGTAAAGCTCCTGCTATGCGTGTCATACCCTCGTGGAAAGTCTCCCCGCTCTGTAGGTATTTCTCTGTGTAGATAAAGTCTGAGACCTCTTCGTTCTGATTCATATTAGACAGGTTCTCCGCTAATCTGCACGTCGGCTACGATCATGTAAACAGTTTTTCCGTTTTTCAACAGTATCTCAAGAGCAGCGGCCTTCTCAAAACGAGCAACCACCCGGACAATCTTACCGATCACACCTCGCATATTAGTACACTCTCCCATGTCCAGATAGATTTCGTACACTTCAACAGATTTAGCCATCCCGCTGGCAGCAAGCTCTCCAAGAACAGAGACAACTGTACCCTCACTAGCGCAAAACGAACCAGACAAAAGGACAACCTTGTCTAGTTCAACTATTAAGGGGTTGTGTCCAGCAGAAGCGGGGGTAACAAACCCAATACCAAGAGCGACAGCCGCCCCCATCAACCATTTAGTGATCTTCATTTTCAGTCTCCTCTTCCATTAAAATAGTTGCTTCATTGATAGTAACCTCACTAACGGTTGGGGTACGTTTGTCGTTGCGGACCTTAAGACGGAAGGCCCTATCCTCATGTAACTTCCGGGCTTCGGGGTTACGGTACTTGGTCGAGCCTCTCGGCCCTCTGTGGTCTTTAGTCTTCATCACTCACGTCCAGTTCCTCAAAGATGTAGTCATCCAGATCAATCTGGCCACTCATAAATAACAACTGTATCACATGAGACTCGGCTATGTCATTCTGTTCGAGGAGGGTCATTAACCCAAAGTCCTCTGCCAGTTGATCGAAGATGTCAGGTAGATCAGTCATAGTTTATCACTTCCACTCCCGCCTTTTCTGCTATCTCTACCATCATAGCCGTTCCTCTGCCTCCGGGGAAAGCTATAACAACATCTGGTTGTCCGTCCTCTAACATCAGTTTGTTTCTGATATAACCCGCAGACCGACCATGTTCTTCCCAAAGGGCGGGGTACTTTTCTACAGGCATACCGGCCTTGGATGCCCACTCGTAAGCAAGAGTATCTACACCCTTAGCCATACCACAAATTAAGGACCACTCTGACCAAGGGACTGAACCGGGTACATCATGTAAGTCGTAGCAGGTACTTTCAATTAAAGCCTCAACAACACCTTTATAATGAAAATCTCTACCACCACATACTAGAATCTTAAGTGGCCTACCTCTAAATTTGTTAGCCATCATCCGTACTCTTTCCTCAGGTTGTCAATTGAAATGAACTGTGGGTCATAGTACCCATCCTCTACATTACGCTTGATGACCACGCCCCTCCACCACAGTTTGTTTACTTCTCCGGCCCAGTCCGACCAGTAGTCTTGATAGACCCCACACACAAGTCCATTAATCTTGCGGCCTCCGACAGTAGTTCGGATAGCATAGTCAGCCGTGTGGACATGGCCTTGTGTACAACTGACAAACTCTTTAGTGAGAAGGGAATAAGCAGGGTGCTCGCCGCTAATAGCACGGCCAAGTACACCAGAGACAAAGAAGTGAGCATAGTGTACACCATCAACCACGTGTATCCCCGGAGTACGGCCAGTATATTCAACCACGTCATCGTAGTACCTCTCGAACTCTAGGTCTTTGAAAGAGATAGCTCCGTCTAACTCAGGGCTAAGGTTGAGAGCACGCTTGATACGATACTCATGGTTACCCTCAAGGACCACAGAGTAGGGCCTCTTCTTCTTGGCCCTCTTGATTGGTGCCCACATACGCTCTTGGAAATCAAGGTGGGCGTCTATGTCCTTGCGGTAGTTCCGGCCCATGAAGGCCCGCGTCCCCTTGTCGTAGCTACTTAGGGAAGGCATGTCGGCTGCATCGCCGATGTTCACTACCACGTCAGGACGTATGTCTTTAATCAACTTACCTACCCAGTCAGCCCTGTTGTTGTGGAACTCTGGGTGGGCGTGTTGGTCTGGAATTATGAGATGTGTCTTACTCATCTAATATCCTTCCAAAACGAGCAATCTGGTAAATATCTTTTTCTTCTTTAATTGGAAATCTGTTTCCATTTTCAGGACAGCCAGAAGCATGACCACCTGTCAAACCACGTAGGTCTTCTCGACAAGTTTCGCACTGCACATCATGGTTACTCATCTTCTTCTTCATCCCATAATTTAGTTGGTTCCATCGTGTAGTTCACGTCTCGTTTAAACCTCAAGGCGTTCTCCTGTGTGTCAAATGTCAACACCACATCCTCCACCGTCTTTCCATCTGTACTAGCCTTGGCCTGTACCTGCCACAGTTGTTTACCTTCTTGTGTGTAGGCTGGTTGGGGGCCGTGGGTAACGAAGTAAACAAGAGGGTTATTAGACACTCACATACTCAATACGACGAACCTCTTTTGGTTTAACCTCTTGACATTCAATCATATTGGGATCATTCTCAAACGGACGCTCATCTTGTTGTTCTGTCGCACCAGTAGAGTACAGCGTTTGGTAAAATTTTCCGTTGTATCTGAAGATAAGGTTACTAACTACAGACCAACGTGTAGTTTCAACGATAGTGTCTTCTACTATTTCTAAGTACTCAGCCTCACCCCACAACAAATCTTGTAAGTCTTCTCTCTTGAACTTCATTGTACCTTCAACCACCTTTCAGGGATTTAGAATTACTTCGTTGAGATAACGTATCTCTGCCATAAGAGGTTCTATCTCTCTATTATACACAGCGGTAGCCTTAGACAAGTAGAACTTCTTACCCTGAGACCAATCATCATCCAGTATTTCGCAGTAGTCTCGTGCGATACGTTCAATTACCGTTTCTTTACTGTCAACCATCTCTCAGGTACCTCTCCTATTGCCCAATCAAATCCATTCTTCTCTGCCCACCCTGAGTACGTCATCTTGGCACCCTTACGGATGGGGTTGTCCTTGGAAAAAAGGAAGACGAAGGTCTTGTCGGGGTTACAGGCTTTGACAGCCCTCATCTTCCTAGTCGCATCGTTGTCAAGGTACCCCTTCACCTCCACGTACACAACACTACCATCGTTGCGCGTGATGACAAAATCCGGAAGGTATAGGCGCTCCGGTAGGGTGTAGGGGATACTCTCGTTCTCATACACGAAATCGAAACTCTTCTTGAGACTCTTGTGTGCCTTGTGCAAGAGCTTGACAACCTCCACCTCAAGCTTTGAGCGATACTCTACGCCCTTATACGTGAGGTTATTCTTCTTGTTGTTCCGACGACTCATCGGAGTATCTCCCAACATAACCTAAAGGACCAAAAACTTTGACGGGTTTACTATCTTTTTTATACACCACGTTAACGAGTAGCATTGTTATTATATCGTATCTAAGTTTCTCATCCTTACGTCTACTCATTCTCACATCGTTTTTCTAAGATGTTACATTGCTCTCTGTATATTGTATCTACTGACCGATAGTCTCTAAACTCCTGACCAAAGAGAAACCGTTTACCACAGGTCTCACAGCTAAACTCGTAGTACTCTGTACCACATCCTCTCGGGTCGTACCCATGATCTTTGTATGGTGTAAAAGGACAGGTCATTCGTAGTACTGCACGATTATGTCCATGATCTCTGCCGTGGTGCAGTCACCATGAAACTCTTCGAGGGCCTTGGCAAATTCATAGACAGCATTGGCCTCACGTCGAGACAAGGGGTTCTTGTCCACAAAATCAAGGAAGTAATCTACGTCGTAGCTCATACCCAGAACTCCCATTTCAATTCTACCCTATCCACGATAGTCTCATCGTCTTCTACAGTGGCATAGTGCCGGGCGTTGATGGTGTAGTTAAGATTAAGCCTGTCAACCACCAGTTTAGCATCTGCGCTATCCGCATCTAGACGTTGGATATCGTCTTCGTTGGTCAGATCGTATTCCTCTGAGACCAGAAGGCGTTCGTAGTCTACAGGCTCAACAGGAGTAAGATCAAAGAACCAGTCTTCAATCTCTTGCACTAGTCCACTACCCATGTCAGCTTTCCTCATCTTCTTTTTCCCTCCTGTCGTGTGCCATCAACAGGTCCAATGCCTTGTAGTAATTCAGTGAGGCGTTGTTAAGCCTGTCCACAAGCATCTGTCGAACGGGGTTATGCTTCTTCTGTGATAGGTGTGCTGGATGATACATCAGTCTTCTTTCTTTCTCTCCGGTACTCCTTGAGCTTATCCCTCACCTTTACGTAGGCATCACACATCTTATCCATGTGCATGACAAGCTCCTGTTCGATAGGGTCCTTACTTAACTTCCGGGACATTGTTAGGTTCCTTCTCTACGTGGGTAAGGAAGACAGGTCCGCTACTGTACAGGAACGTCCTTAGCTCTGGCCAACAGTGGTCTTTGAAGTCACAATAGGAGCAGTTGACCGCAAGCTTTTTGTTTCCGTTGACCCATCCTGTTTTAAGGTTTGGTTTGTTCTGGTCAACCGGCTCGAACGCTCTAGGAGGGACTGGATCAGGGGTTCCAACAGATGTGTTGGGAGGTTTAGAGAGTGCTCCTTTTCTCTCCTCAATATTTCTTTTGATGTTATCAAAGTCTTCCTCCGTGAATGTGTGCCGGTCTAGGTAGATGTGACCACTCACCTTATCAATGACTAGGAACGCAGCTTCGTTCTTGTACGTAACTAGTGGGTCATCTTTGGACCCGAGTAGATAACTCCCAAGTTGGGTGAGGTATCCGAATGCGTCATCTTCACGTTGCAATCCACCTTGGAATTTCTTAAAGGAGTAAGGGCTGGCACTTTTAACATCAACGAGCATTCCGTCGATAACACAATCTCTATGACCTCCAACGTCATTGACCAGAATGCTTCCCTGTTCTCCTTCAACAAGGTGCCCAGACCTTCGCACCAGTTCGAGTAACATCGTTTCAATGAGGTCCCCGTAGAGGAACTTAAGTCTGGTGTGGGGCATGAGAGGCTCACGGTGATGTGAAGCGTGTAACCCGTACCATAGTTGACGAACGCACGGCTTACCAATTGAACTGAGTCGCAATCTTTGGTCTTCGTTACCTCTAGGTGACAGCCGTTGCTCAAGAATTTCAGACTGTGCCCATCCGTAGGAGTTAAGGCTTTCACATGCTTCCTCCGTTAAAGGTGTACCTTCATCCAAGAGGGAATAAATATCGTCTATGAGGGTGTCAATCTTCATCATATTCACCACGCCAGTATGGTGCAAACTATCCCAATTAGGAACAGAGTACCTATAAAACAGAACGTCATCTTAGAACGGCAGCCCTTTGGTACGGTTCTCTTCAACCGCAGGTTCCTTAGGCTCACCATCAGCACCCACGTACTCAACATGCTCGTCTACCCGTACTCCCTCAAGGCGAACGAAGGTCATACCGCCAACTGTAGTAACATCGAGACGAACAGTACAAACAGAGCCGTTACCGATGAGGTCCATGTCAACCCACGGTTCTCCGTTAGCGTCAACAACCTGAGGTACGTGGCTCCACTCATGGATCACCTCTACGCCATCCCTCTTGAAGTGTTTGTGCTTACGCTTGAAGCAGAAGTAAGTCAGCTTGGAGTCACCCGGCTCGTAGTTCTTGTCGATCTTGGTGTACTTGCGACCAACGTACATCCGGTTCCACTCCTTCACCTCCTTGGTGTCGGCATCGTTTAGTCCAATGTCAATCGTGTACTGACCATCGGCAGGGGCATACTTACCCTTGTCACGATTGCCCTCAAACACCTTCACCCATTTAACGGGGCCTTGCAGGTATACTGTTTTAGTGCTCATGTCGTGTGTTTCCTTTCGTTGTTAAATCTATTATACCACTATTTTAGGGATTTGTCAAGTGTTTTCTCGATTAATTTTTCAAGGTACCACCTTGCCTTCTTCAAATCCTCAAGCGGCTTACCCTTGTAGGAGTATCTCCATAGGTATTTCAACACGTTACCCCTGAGGTATCCCTCGAACTGTTCGGATGACATAGACGCCTCAATAGCTAGGATACACTCGACACCATGCTTGTTGTAATGGATGGGGGAGTGAATGGGATCATCATACATCATTCTTCTTCTCCTCCGCAGCACGTTTCATATTACGCTCCTGTTCTCTCTCGGCCCTTTTGGCTGCCGCCGCTCCCATCATTGCAAATGGACCCATCCAACCAGAGAGCATCATCCGTTCCATGAATGGGAATGTGTGTATGTGTTCAACCTTCATCGTCTATCTCCGTAAATGTTATACTCATTGACTCGCCACCACCAATATAATCAATTACGTATACTGATGACATTTCTCCAAGAGGTAACTCAGGATTAAGGTTCCTTATATGTTCCTCTACAAGATATTTCCACTGTTCTCTGCTCAATTTAAAGGAATATTCTGCTGATTTCCTAGTGTGTTTCATATCATTCATCCTACTCTTGTTGCAACTTCGAACATAAACTTATCAAACAGACGATTGTCTTCCTTAAAGTATTTCATCATCCTACTTTCTATGTAGTCTATAACTACCACATCATCCTGATAGACTTGCCTAGCATCACGTAAGATACTAGCAAATTGAATGTAGTTTTTACGTGTCATCTTTCTAACCATCTTAGTGGGTCTCCTTCCAATTTCTACCGATCTTTGATTCACCTGCGAGGGCACACTTAACCCCCAGTTCTTCACCCACCCTTACGATAGCGTTACGTTGTAGCTTACCAAGGTAGTCAGCATCTTCCATTGTATATACCTCCGTCTGCCACTCATCGTGGACAAAGTTAACCTGTTTGTAGTCAAGGTCGTCAAGGTCTGCCCACCTACGCCAGAGCAGGTTGGCGTACTTCATAACAAGGCTCTCTCCGTTCTGGAGGTATCCGGCAAGGACGTAATGTTCACCCGGTACCACAACCTTTCGTCCGTCAAGACCAATGAAATAACCTTGACGAGCATCGCTAGGAATTCGTACCCGTTTAAGGTCTCGAAGACCCGGTGTGCCATCAAGGAATAAACACACGGCTGTCCCTGCCTCTCTTGTGTTGCAGCCAAGGATCGCAGCAATCTTTGGGTGTCCTGCTCCGAGTACCCAAGCATAGTAGAAAGTTTTTGCATCGTCTCTACTACTACACACTTCTCCAAGGAGTAGACGATTAAGACTATGGATATCCGTTCCAAGTTTCTTGTCTCCTGTTTCAATTGCCTTCGTATAGTCAGGGCTGTCTAGGTAGTGGGCTAGGATGCGGGCTTGGATACCCTCGGCGTCTGTTCCGAGGAGATAGGCTCCGGGTTCTGCTCTCCAAAGTCCACGAAGCAAACCATTGAACCGCAACTTAACGTCCTCCACTGATGTGGGATATTCCTCGTCACGGCACTGTCCCGGATGGAATTCGCTGAATATGTTGGCGCTGTTGGGTCTGACGTGGGACATACGTTGCGTCCATGATCCCAATCCGTTGAAGGACCCGTGGATTCGACCGCTACCTTCGTTATACTCAGACATCCATTCGACCAAGAAAGCTCTGCGGCCTTCAAGCGCGAGCCAAGTGGCAAGGATACGTGCTCCCTCGGGGGCGCTAGCCGGTAATGTCGCAAGATTGTCCTCATTACATTTCCACCCATACACACGGAACTTCTCCCGCTTGGCCAAGAGTTCCTTGATCTTCTTCAGTCGCTTGAACTTCTGCGCTTGAAACAAATCTCGTTCGCATTGGTTATGTCCTTTGGTTTTCTCGAAGGGCTTCCATCCACTCGCATTGAGTAGTTCGATCCGCTGCTTGGTTGAGCCGGGGTTGAAGGGTTCGTGTCTAAACCTATGGAATACAGCGCCATCGGTATACTCAAAATCCCTATGCCCCACCACACGATCCACAATAGCCGTTCTACTACCATCCTTTTTCTCTCTCAACGTAATTGGTTTCTCTTGAACCAAGACAAAGGGGATATCCCTCTTCATCTGTTCCTCAAGCACCTCCATCTCAGCTATGATCTTGTCGAGGTACACCTTAGCTTGGTCGTTGTCAAAGGCGAACCCATTCTCGTGCATGTCTAGACAGATCAACTGCATCTCATGCTCCATCCTGATGGCGGGCTGCCACACGGGGTCGTCGATGAAGCGGAGTAGTTCAAGATAGATGCGATGCTGTATCTCTACGTCCTCTATGCACCGATTGACATACTCATCTATCATGGTGGGATCATCGTACACATCTATCTCTGGCTTGTCCATGCCAAAGTGTTTACCCCATGCCTTGACACTGTGTCCGCCGGGGCGGGAGTACCACACCAAGCGGGATACAATCAGAAGATCAAGGGACTTATCAGCAGGAACCAGAAGCCCCTCGCCAACCAAGTAATTAAGATTAGGAGCATCAAAAGCAAGGCTATTAAGCCCAACCCACGTATTAACATTCCCAGCAAATCTTCGAAAAGCCGTAGTCCATCCCTTTTTGTCGAATCTAAAAACATATCTTTCTCCTGTGTCTATGTCCTTGCAGACTATGCACCACACACGGGTAGGTGTGAGACTATCAAACTCTGCGTCGAAGACTACCCTCATGTCTTTAGCACCTTGTTTTCATAAGGGTCGCCACCCACTCCATTCACTACCTCATCGTATGCCTTAGCGTACCAGTGCTCGCTATCGGTGAGGTCACGTATCTTCTCGACACCCTTGATGTACCCGTACATACAGGCGTGTTGGTCAGAAGTGCCAAAATTATTTTTAAAGTACCACCTCCACTCCCTAATACCATACCACGGCCTGTCTTTAGGTTTCAAGGCCATCGGTCATCTGTTGGGTCTGAGGTAGGAAAGACAAACCATCCATACAGAGGAATATGTTCTGCCTTCCTCCATATGCCTACGGCTGGCCCACTATAATGATCTTCGTCGTGCCATACAAGGAGAACCATATTCTTCCGTGGCTTTCCTAGACTAGCTATCTTTTTCCATTTATCCATCTGCTATCCTCTCATATAAGTAAGGAAGGGAAGACAAAGTAAGCCCTGCGGGGCAAGAAGGTGTATCTATCTCGGCCATTCTCTATCCTTTCCTAGTGCAGTTAGTGGGTATATCACCAATGGACTGATTAAATCTATTATACCACACTTTTCAGATTTGTCAAGCTTTAATTTTCAAAATCATCTTCTATCTCTTCCTCCTCATCATCAAAGGGGGCTTCGACCGGAACAACCTCCTGATCTCTCTCCTCTTTGATATCGTTGCGGAGGTACAGCAACTCTGCAATCAGGTGTCCAAGGCTCTCCTCATCCACCCACCAACCCTGATCCCCGGCGCTGGAAAATTTAAGTCGGAATTGCTTAGGCGGGTTGCCCCCATCAATTTCAATAACGCTACCACCGGGAAGGCGTATCCTTTGCGCCCGTGTTAGCCCGTCGTTCTTTAAAAGCTTGTCACTCCGTCTGTCGTACTTCATGTTGTTTCTCCTTAAAAGGGAAGTTTCTGTTCGGCTGTCTCATAACCCTG